TTTGAAAGACTCAACCATTTACACCCCTGTCACGGGCTCCAGCACCAAAACCATGATTATTCTACGGCGGGGCAACCCGTGGCGAAAGACGGAACTAACCGAGGCGGGAGCCGTGTCCGTGCGGGTGCGAAGCCGGATGCTTTGAACGAGAAGCTCGCCGCCGGTAAGCCTGCAACCCGACTGGCCGACCCCGAGGTTTTCGAAGGCCCCGACCTGCCAGCCACGGACATTGGCGAGGGCGCGCTGCTTGACGGTGAGGCCATGCCAGAGCTGTCCGAATACCTGTCTGCAGTGCAGCGGGACGGCAGTGACCTTCTGTTTGAGGATCTGTCTGCTCGTTGTGCGGTGGAGGTGATGGCGACTAAGGGCCGGATCATCGTGGCTGGGGAAATCACCTCCAGCGTCAAGGTCTCCATCCGGGCCGCTGTACGCCGCGCCCTGACCCGGGCCGGCAACATCAAACCCGACAAAGCCAAATCCACCGAGAAAATCGACGGAGTCGTCGCCACCATCATGGCCCTAGACCGAGCCATCCGAAACGGCAGCGGACATGTCAGCGGCAGTGTCTACGACCAGCGCGGGTTACTCGTTTTGTAAAGAAAGATGCGGGGTGAGATTGGAAGAAAACAGTGATCTCACCCCACATCGATTATGAAACGATGGCTAAAGCAACTGTGAAGCCTCTTCAAGAAGAGCTTCTGAACTCCAGACCTTATTCATTGGCCCTTGGCGAGACGGCAAATAATTATGCGCGTACCGATATGAGTCATGATGATCAAAGGGCTTCACTAGGAAGCAACGTCCACCAGACTTGCTGAACACATTAGGCACCCATCCCTCGACATGCCCGCCATCTAGGATGAACCCAGCATAAGAGGCCACGACGATCGACTTATTGGCGACCAAAAAATCAGTATCCTCCTGGCTTACACGCCAGTGTCCAGTGACTCGAAGCGTTCCTTCAACAATCTGCGCCCAGGTGTCAGTAGAAACGTTACGGCGGACTTCATCGAGCACATCATTGCGTCGTCCCCATGTAGCATCGAAATACAAAGAAGGACGAGCCGCCTGTTTTTCGACTCCCATCGAACAGACTAGAGCTTTCTGTCCTTTTTCAACCATTAAGGGGCGATTTCGAGCAGAAGACAGGTATCCAATGTCCCAACCGGAATACTGTTGATTTCGCTGATTCGCGCCATCTGGAAATACTGAGATGAGATTGAAATCGATGAGTTTGCTCAACGTGTTAGAGCCAACTCCGAGGATTTCCTTGGCGGTTTCGAAGCCGTAAACGGCGTTATCAAAGCTGTACATGACAGCCTCCTTCGCTTTGTTCAGGTAGCAGTTGATTCGTACTACGTGACGTCAATCTTTCGTTTGGATTCGGCAAACTACTAATGCAGCGAACCGCTCCACTAGCAATTAGAGCACGGCACACACATCATGTCAAGTGTGACTAGATAGATTCGCCTAGTCTCAATTTTTAGGTAGTAGATATGGGTTTATTTAATTGGCTGCGCGGCGACACCGTCCGCACCGCTGATGGCCACGCGATTGGTACTGGTTATAGCTTTTTCTTTGGGTCGACGTCGTCGGGTCGTCCGGTGACAGAACGTAGCGCGATGCAGATGACTGCCGTCTACTCATGCGTGCGTATCTTGGCTGAAGCTATTGCTGGTTTGCCGTTGCACGTCTACCAGCAAAGCAGTGATGGTGCGAAGGTGAAGGCCTTGGATTATCCGTTGTATCTGCTTCTTTATGATGAGAACCCAAAAGAAGCACCAGCGGCGGGTGCATAGCCGACACCACGGAGGCGACCTTCACCCGGCTCACCTACATCGCCCTCGCACACCTCCACCTCAGCGTGGAACAGGCAGAGCTGATAGTGTTCGGGGTGCTGCTCGACCTGGTGGACTGCTAGCGCATCGAGACCGGCCGTGCCCAGCCGAAACGGGTGTGGTTTATTGATGATGTGATCCCGGCTGGAATCTAGGTATCAGTGGGTACTGTTGAGGACGCAGGTGGCTATGAGCTGGTCGATGCGCCGCACATCAATTTTCCTACCCAATTTGATTTTGAGATGACCGGCGCGTGTCCAAAGCTCTACTTCAGCATTGAAATCGATTCGTCCCGCATTCTCGGTTGACCACATGTTGATGGATGAATACGGAATCGAATAGATTTCAACCTTCTTCCCAGTCAAGCCTTGTGAATCACGTACAATAAGCCGCTTTGAAGTAAAAATAGCCGAATCTCGAAAAGTCTTGTATGCCGCGTAGGGTTGTTCTCCTTGGACGAGAAGCTGATTGACGTCCTGCGGAATGGGTACTTCTTCAAAGAAAGTCCATTCGGTGATGCCTGAAGTCTCCATGATTATTCCTCGTTGAAGCTCGTCGTTGATTCTTCCATCCCCGACTATTTCACCCCCTAAATAGTTAAGGAAGCGTAACACGCATGGCTGACTCGAGTTTTGGTTTGAAGATTGGTTTGGAGGGTGAGCGGGAGTTCAAGCGGGCGATCACGGATATCAACCGTGAGATGCGGGTGCTCGGCTCTGAGATGAAGCTCGTGGCCTCGTCGTTTGATAAGAACGACAAGTCCGCCGAATCCCTCACCGCCTGTAACCAGGTGCTGGGCAAAGAAATCGAAGCTCAAAAGTCGAAGATTGAGACTCTGCGCGCTGCGCTCGAAAATAGCGCTTCCTCGTTTGGTGAGAACGATTCGCGGACGAAGAACTGGCAGATCCAGCTCAACAATCCCAGCCAAGCCCCGTATCTCTGGGCCACAAGCACCCACCCTGGCACGCAGTAGGGGCGCGGCGTATGCGCGTGTATCCGCTGACAGGGGAGAGCAGTACTCCTCCTACCAAGCGCAGGTGGACTACTACGCCACCTACATTCAAGGCCGACCTGAGTGGGAGTGCAGAAAGTATTGCACTCTCACTCAGGGATGTTGCTGACATCAGTAGACAAGATGTATGCCGCTACAAGGCTCAGAGTGAGGACGATAACGGTCACTGCCGCCACGACGAATTTTCTTACCACAGTTTCGGCAGAGGGTAGTGAAACCTCGGCTAAAGTCAACACTCTACACGCATTCATGAAAGCGACAACTAGCCAACACAGTAAACCAAGGTTTGTTACGAACAACATTCGGTCTACCCAGACCTCTGACACAAACTCGACCGGGTAAGGATAACGTTGAAAAATCCTGATTGGGAGATCACTAAACCAGCCGTACGACACCGGTAGCAACAGTACAAGCCCTGCCCACCAGAAAACTCTCCTGATTAACCCCTGTATATCTCCGATTGAAGTAATCAAATTCTTCATCGTTTAACTGTACCGGCAGGTATGCCGGAAAGTCGCGAGTTGGTCTCAATCAGAGGAAGCGTTAGAAGGGGTACCAGCACACTGCGTCTAGCCGTCACCTACTGATGTAGGGGAACGCAAGTATGCTCACGTGAAGGAGGAATCGGTGGCAAAAGATGGCACGAATCGTGGCGGACGCCGCGTGTGTGCGGGTGCGAAGCCGGAACCGTTGCGTGAGAAGCTCGCCGCCGGTAAGCCTGCAACCCGACTGGCCGGCCCCGAGGTTTTCGAAGGCCCCGACCTGCCAGCCACGGACATTGGCGAGGGCGCGTTTCAAGCTCCAGCAGTAGATCATGTTGCACCCTCAAGTGCCGGTGGCGCTGCGCCCGACACCAGCATCGATTACAACAAGCTGGCTCCGATTGATCTGATCTGGCATTTAGAGAAGCGCTTTGAGGAATTACGTGCTGATAGCAAAGTTGGTGAGGACTACGTTGCGGGTTCTCATGGTGCGGGAAGGCGGATTGCTGTTCCGACTTGGCGTTGCATACTCAACTATTTAGCAAAAGCCTACCTGCGTGACGGTGGTAGTGGATCTGCGGTGAACTGGTCCGTATCTGCAGAAAGTTTCAGGAGTGCTGACGCGAGCGTACTCGAGAAAGACGCTGTAGGCAAAAAGATCATCGCCGCCTTGAATCGCTATATCGATAACACTTGGCGGCAATCCATGACCGACAAGACCGGAGAATCAGTTGATCTGGCGCATCTGGCGGCAACAACACTTGGATACACCAACTGGAATGTTATCCCTGATGCGTGGACTGGCTGGGCTGGAGACCTAGCTACTGCCATGGAGAATATTCAGAAAACACTTGAGTGGAATCCCGGCGCGAACCTGGATCAGGTGGCCACAGCTCTAGTCGGTCAAGGTAACGATTACCGTCAGCATCCTGGTTTGAAGGGGCTAGTACTTGACAAGAAAAACGACGATGGAAAATGGGAATCGGTAGGAAACAACTGTAACCGTGACGACCTCTGCTGTGACGGAGACGCCATCGTTATCGCTAATACGCTAGAAAACGGCAACGACTCCAACGCTCATCTCCTATCGGCAACGCTGCGAGAGTACTACAACAACTCCAGCAAACTAGCCAACAGATTCAAACAGATTGGCTGGAGCTTGGGGGCGAATAATTCCACTGAGGCATATCAGAAAATAAGTGAATATACCGACTTGGATGGCGCCGTTTTAGAATGGTTCCTGGCTGGATACGTCAAGGAAGAGATTAGTTTGACAGCTTGCCGAAAGCTAGCTGAATTCATCTACTGATAATTGATTTGGTCTTTTCCTTGGTGTGGCGCTTGAGTAAAAATGCTAAACCCAAACGCTACACCACCAACAACAAGAGCGCCGATGGCGGGAACGGAAAACTGTCTCAACAGTTGAGAAAAAGAATCGCTGCGAACTAACGAGCCAACACCATCGAGTGAAAAGAGAAAAGCTGAGAGCCCGATAAAGGCTCCTGCTGAAAGTTGCAACGCACGGGCAGATTGAATACCGATGATATGCTTATTGAAAAGCAGAAGAAGAATCGTGAAACACACATACATGATTGGCATCAATAAGAAGATCACAAAAAATCTCTGATCCCGATCCTCGTACCGTTGAAAGATAAAGATGGCGGCGAAAAGCCACGCGCCGACAAAATATGCCAGAGCGGATACAAGAAACACAGATATTTTTTTGATGACCAGTCCCTTCAACTTTTCGCTACACATTTTGATACGGCAACGGCATCAGGAGTTGTATGCCCCAATAGGTTTTCATTCTACAAGAAGGGTTTCCCTGCATTGCTAAGGATAGCGCTGATCGGGGCGGATCTCGCGTAAATGCGGGCACGAGGTCTGGTGTGTTGAACCCGACAGCCACGAAAAGGCGCACGGGAGCGCCTATACCAGAGGCTCCCGAGTATCTGTCTGTGGTGTACAGCGTGGTAAGAAGCTACTGGGGGGCGGCTTGGTTATGGGGTTGTTCTGGCGGCTTTCTGGTGAATGCGCGGAGCTTTTTGATTGCCCATTCGTAGTGGCTTGATGTGGCTGTCGGCGAGGTTTTCGCGGATAGCCTCAAGCTCAGTTCCCTGATATTGAGTCCAGTTCTCTTGGTTGAGCGTTGACAGCATTCACTTCAGTCATGTCAGGATTCCCAGGTGATTTTCTAAGACGAAAGCTAGCTGATTCAGTTTCCTCAGAGGTAAAAAATAAAGCCTGTGAGAAACTAGCGAATTATATTTTCTGACGGATCATTAGGTTCAGAAACATGGTAGGCTACCCGTTTTCGTATCGCTAAACGAATCAGGTAGCCTGCCATGAAAATAACAGCTGGGATTCCGTAAAGTCCATACAATTTAACATCCCAAGGGGAATTTGGAGCTACTGGATACCAAATGTGATCTCCGGTTGAAAACACGCTTCCTCCAGTTGAAATCCAAAATGCCATAATGTCAGCAACCACGCCAAAGCAGTAAAGTAAAAGTGGTAGAACAAAAAAGTTTAGCCGCCAGTCTGTTACCTGGATTTTCCGGGTGATTAATAATGCGACTACAGGTATGAGGATCGGTTCAATGAATGCCGCAGGGTACAGCACCCACACCAGGTCGCTGAGAAGAGCAGTCTGGTATACCAGAACACATACGGCATAGACCAGAGCGATTTTGACGATATCACGCATCAGTGATCTTTCCCTCACCATACCTAGTCAGAGATAAGCCAACTTCACTATTGACTGAAAGCTCATCGATGTTGGAACCGTACCAAATGTCTGTCTAAACCGCAACGTGGTGGGAAAGTGCTGGGCGCAGCCGAGACAAAGTAGAGCCCAACGACGTGGTTCCCGTCCAGGGAAAATACTTCTTAGTGAACAGCTCCTCGTCGCTGAAACTCTCAATGAGTTTGACGGTCTGAGTGTGGCTCGCCGTGTGTAACGCTTGGATTTCATCTAGCGACACATCTTGGTAGTGCTCCCAGATTTCCTGGTTCAAAATTGGGGCGCATGGAGTCAATGAGTGCTTGCAGCTTGCTCCACTGTGGGGTGGTTGCATCTTAAGAGTTCTGTTTTCGTTTTTGCTCGGGCCACGTCTCAATTGCAACACGAACACACGGAAGGGAGCAATCGAGAAAGGTCGCTCTGATGGCGAAAGATGGAACGAACCGAGGCGGGCGCCGCATCCGTGCAGGTGCGAAACCCGATCCGTTGAATGAGAAGCTCGCTAAAGGCGTGGCTGCGACCCGCCTGGAAGACCCGCTGAATGAGCCGTTCGATTTCGAAGGCAGCGATATTGGGGACGGTGCGGTGCTTGCTGGTGAGGTCATGCTCGAGTCATCGGATTATCTTTCTGAGATTCAGCGTGATGGTAAACCGCTCGGTGCTGACCTGGTCTACCGCGAGACGTGGCAGTGGTTGGATGCTCATGGCTGCTCCCAGTTCGTCGCCCCACGCCTGATTGAGGCGTATGCGCAGGCGTTCGCGCGTTAGGTGCAGTGCGAGAACGCGATTTCCCGCTTCGGCTTGCTGGGCAAGCACCCAACCATCGGTGCCGCCATCGCGTCCCCGTTCGTAGCCATGTCGCAGTCGTTCGGGAAGCAGGCGAACGTGTACTGGTACGAGATTTACGAGATAGTCCGCGCCACCAGCCAGACAGGTCGAGGAAATCACGCTACCCGTGCCGCAGGCGGCATCCTTCGACTTGAGCCTGCCAATTCTTGAGGTCTTGACTGACCCAACCATGTAGCCCAAGTGCTACACCGATTTTTTGATGCCTTCACCCGTGTCGGGTGAGGGCGTTTTTTATGCCCACCCACCCCTTGGAAGGAAACACTCCATGTCTTTGAACGCTCTCTGGCACACCATCCAAGCCGGCATCGCCAGCTTCGGCGCATGGCTCGCCGCTTACCTCGGCGGACTCGACGGCCTCGTCTACGCGCTGATTGTCTTCGTGATCGCCGACTACATCACCGGGGTGCTGGCCGCCATCAACGAACGCCGCGTCAGCTCAGCAGTCGGCTTTCGGGGCATCTCCCGCAAGATTCTCATCTTCACCCTGGTTGGTCTCGCGCACCTGATCGACACCCAAGTCATCGGCACACCCAGCATGCTACGGGCAGCGGTCATCTTCTTCTACCTGTCCAACGAAGGCATCTCCCTGATCGAAAATGCCACCCGCCTCGGTCTGCCGATCCCCGCCCAAATGCGAGACGCCCTCGACGCGATCGCCAACCGCGCCGACAAACGACCACCCCTCACCAACACCGACCCAACTGAAACCCATACCGATAAGGAGCAGCGCTGATGAAGAACTGGAACACCCTCGAGGCCGACGTCGACCTCATCATGAACACACACTACACACCCGGCAGGAACGGTCGGCAGATCGATAAGGTTATCATTCACCACAACGCAGGCAACCTCACCATCAGGGGCTGTTACGACGTCTGGCAAACCTGTCCAGCTTCCGCCCACTACCAAGTCCAAACTGACGGCACAATCGGCCAGCTCGTGTGGGATCGTGACACCGCCTGGCATGCAGGCAACTTTGCCGCCAACACCACCAGTATCGGCATCGAACACGCCGACATGACCAGTGATCCATGGACTGTATCCGAGGCGTGCCTTGATAACGGAGCACACCTCGTAGCCGCTGTCTGCAAGTACTACAAGCTCGGCCGCCCGGTCTGGGGGAAGAACGTGTTCGGGCACAAAGACTTCTCTGCCACGGCCTGCCCGGCATCTCTTGCTGGCTCCCAGTACGCCGCCTACATGGCTCGCGCACAGTCTTGGTACGACCATATGACCGGTTCTACGTCCGCGCCAGCACCCGCACCGGCGAAGCCTGCACCCGCAGTACCGAACATCGACGCTCTTGCCGATGCCGTCATTCGCGGCGAGTACGGAAATGGTGCCGAGCGACGCAACCGCCTCGGCCACCTCTACGACGCCGTGCAGGCCATCGTGAACCGCAAGCTCGGCTACTAACCCAAGCAGCCACCACGGCACACAGCGCCCTCACTTATCCCGACCCTGGGGTGGGTGGGGGAGCTTTTGTCGTTTCTGGCCTCTTTTCCATCGGTTCCGGATGTGGTGAATCCGTCGATACGCCGAGTACCCCGTCCGGTTTTGCCTGCTGCCACGCCCTACAGGTGAAAGGCCCTCTTTGGGCAGACGGGCGATAGGACGGTGACGGCTGCGATGACACCACTGGAGACACGACGGATTGAAAACCTGCGGCGTGCAGGATGGGGATATAAGAACATCGCCGCGTTCTGCGGAATGTCGCGTGAGGCAGTGCGCGCGTACTGCCTGCGTGAGAATCTCGAGGCCGACCCCGAATTAGTTGAGCAGGTATGTGCCTGGTGCGGGCTAGCTTTAAGCGGGCGCAGCAACAGTGCTCGTTTTTGCTGTGCATCATGTCGTTGGAGTGCGTGGAACGACAAACACCAGCGCACCTCCGACCACGCGCGCCCATGCCAGGCGTGCGGTAAGGACTTCATCAGCGCGAAGAAGCGGCAGAAGTACTGCTCGCACTCGTGTTACGTCCGGGCACGCTTCGCTACCAAGGGTGGCCGGGCTGCCCAGCTCTCACCGACACCAGCTACTACGAAATCCACGCCAAGCAGGCGGACCAGAACTATCGCCGGTATGAGCGTGACTCTGAGATCAACAAACGCTACGGGGCTGCCTGGCGCAAGATCCGCGCCGCCTATGTCGCCCCCCCCTCTGCGAGATGTGTGAGAAGGAAGGGCGGTTGACGCCGGTGGCTGAGGTCCACCACATCCTGCCCTTATCTCACGGCGGCACGCACGACAAGGCGAACCTGATGAGCTTGTGCAAGCCGTGTCACTCGCGCCAAACCGCGAAAGATGACGACCGGTGGAAAAACACAGGTTCCGGTCCTGGTCAGGTGTACACCTACTAAAAATTTAGGGCTGTACATCCACCGCCTACCCCTGGCCCCGCTGTGGGGAGGGGCGGATCCGATCTTTACAGGCTCGTAGGGTTTCAGCGGGCGTGGCACCTCGCGCACAAACACGGCGAATCAAACGGGGTATTAACCCCCTCGTGTCTCAGTTGATGCATTTTCTGTGAGCTTGGGCCCAATGTTGCGTTCAACTCGCTTTACACAATCTTCCGCCACATATGTGGCGGTTGTTCATTCACCGATCACCGACAAGGGAAGGACATTTGTCGTGGATGAGATGGTTTACAAGACACAGCAGTGGCTTAACGCAACCTACCGGGGTAAGACCGGTTTTGGGTCTGTTGCGGAGACCGGGGCAACCGGCTGGGATACAATCAATGGCTTGATTCGTGCGTTGCAGATTGAGCTGGGCATCACTGCGACTGCGAACAATTTTGGGCCGGGCACACAGTCACGTTTCACTTCACGTTGGCCTAATGGACTCAGCAAGAACAGTGCTGAGAGCAACGTACATGGGATCATTCAGGGCGCACTGTGGTGTAAGGGCTATCCGGCCGAATATGGCGGTATAACTAGGAAGTTCACGGACAATGTGGCCTCCTCAGTCGCGAAACTCAAACGCGACATCGGCTTGCCTGATAGCTCTTCGACTATCGATGTTGAGTTGATGATGGCATTGCTGTCGATGAAGCAATTCCGCCTGCTTTCTGACTACGGCGGCAAAGCGTCGATCCGTTCAATCCAGCAAAGCATTAACCGTAACCACAGGGCATATACAGGAATTTTGCCGACCGATGGTCTCTACGGTCGTGAGATGAACACCGGTTTGATTCAAGTGCTTCAGAAACTGGAAGGGTTCAGCCCTTCGCAGGCGACAGGAAACTTTGGTCGCGGGACCCGTGCTCGTTTGCAGACGATCAGTTCAGGTAGCGGCAATTGGGCATGGCTGGCAAGCGCTGCTCTGGTATGTAACGGTCAGGCCTCCACGGTTACCAGCAGCTGGAACTCGGCAATGGCCTCTCAGGTTCGCTCCTTCCAGGCACGCTACGCGCTTCCGGTTGCAGGAGTGGTTGACCCGACAACATGGATGAGTCTGCTCACCTCCAAGGGAGACCCGGACCGTGCCTGTGTTGCCTGCGATACCCGTTTTGAGATCACCGATGAGCTTGCTCAACATCTCAAAGCCGACGGTTACAAGATCGTTGGACGTTACCTGACAGAACCCGGTCAAGACGGACTGGCAGAGAGCAAATACTTCAAAGCGATCCGCACCGGGGAACTACGACGTATCGTGTCCCACGGGCTGCAGTACTTCCCGATTTTTCAGGAATACTCCACCAAACTGTCCCACTTCAGCACAGACAACGGGCATCGGCATGCTAAACAAGCACAAGCAGCTGCCCAGCGTCTTGGAATCCCGCAGACGGTCATCTATTTCGCTGTTGACTACGACGCCACTGACCCTGAAGTTACCAGCACCATCCTGCCCTACTTTGAAGCAGTAAAGCAGAGCCTAGGCGGCGGATATAAGGTCGGAATCTACGCATCTCGAAACATCTGCGCCCGAGTCGTTAAAGCAGGTTACGCTGTCGCGCCGTTTGTCTCCGATATGTCTACCGGATTCTCTGGCAACCTAGGATTCCCGATCCCCGATGGATGGGTCTTCGATCAGTTCGACGAGATCCACGGCTACCACGGTAAATGGGATCTAGACCGTGTTGCATTTTCCGGACGAATCGGCGCGGTTGGAAGTGTGCAGAAAAGCAGCCAACCTAGTAAACCGTCTCAACCGTATACTCCGCCGCCTGTTCCTAGCCTTAATGGGCTAGATACCTTCGAATCAGAGGTTCTTCCATTGCTCACGGAACTGGAAAGCGCTGCCGGAAAATACCGAGAATCATCGCCCGACCCCATGAAACGGCATCGACCTGAAGCAGTCCTCGAACTAGTACTGTCCTACCTGGCAATGGTGTACCTCCAACATCGGAAGTTTGCTCTCGCTGCAGGCGCATGGACACCAACGGATTTCCATGACTATTTGCGCAAGAACCACGGGGAACTGGTCAGTAACCTCGACCGATTCATTGGAGTGCAACGAATCGAATTCACTGATTCCCACCATCGAGGGAAGAACGATCTTGCCCACATGGCATACACCCTCTTCTGTTACCGCTACATCAGCCCGTCTCCAGACTCCTGGACTGGCTGGGGAGGCGACCTCGCTACGGGTATGGCAGACCTTCACTCACTGATGGTCAACCACCCAACCTTGGACCGCCAGCTAGCCGCTAACGCACTCATCGGCTCTGATCCTAGCGAGGTTGACACTTATCTCACACAAAATGGGGTTGATGCACAGAAACTGCAGGTGAACTGCAACTTCACCGACATGTGTGACGACGCGGATGCGATCCTGCTTCGCGACATGCTCTTAGAAAATCCGCCAGCTGACCTCCATGCACTTTCGGATGCGATGATCTACTATTACGGCGAAATCATTGATCAGAACCGATACTCCGCCTACGAGGCTGATGGGTTGGACTACTCCTCCCAAACGGCATTAGCTGCAAGTATCTGGAATGCTATGAATAGCTTCAGTACACACATTTGGTGGGCTGGACTACTCGAACTTGCTGGAGATTCGACTGAAGAAGAGCGCCAGGCTTGTTGCAACGCGTTGGCTGGATACCTGTTGGCGCGATCACGCTAAGGGGAAGATCAAGTTGGGTGCGGCCGAAAAGTCATCCTTCCGCTGCACCCAACTGCCCCTTCCTTCGGAACCAGAAATACCGCGTAAGCACCGTTACGACTGACACGATTATGGGATAAGCCAAGTAGACAATTCTGCCGTCGTGGAGGTAGTACACGATCCGGCCTTGTACTACGGGCCCAATACTCGCCACTGCCGTGAGCACCGTCAAGACGATGATGGAGGGCAGCCTCAATGTCGTGAAAAGCTTGCGGTTAGCAATCACTGCGTAGCCAAGAACATTCAAGACTCCACTAATATCGAGCAGCACTAGACCAAACCACGTTATCTCACGCAGTGGCCCGACGTTTTTTCCACTCTCGATAAAAACTGCGTGCTGGTTTGCGGTAAGCCAACAGTCGATAGCCACTAGCACAGCGAAAAGCAGCCCAAACTTCAGCACCTGGACGCCCTGAGGCGACAAAGCCTTCTCGAGCGCCCCTAAAGCTTCTCGCAGCAGTTGCCGTACCTGTTCCATACTTCTATTGGACCACAACACCCGGGAAAAAGCATGGCTCGTGATGGCACGAACCGGGGCGGACGCCGCGTCCGCGCAGGCACCAAACCCGAGCCTTTGGCAGACCGCCTGGCTGACGGCCGCACCGACAGAATCCTGGCTACCGATGAGATGCCCGAGCCCTATGACTTCACCAGTACCGACACCGACAAAGGCTGCGCGCAGTTCGTTTCGAAGCGTCTGCTGGAGGCCTATGCGCAGTCGTTCGCGCGGTTCATCCAATGCGAGAAAGCCATTTCCGATTTCGGGCTGTTGGGTAAGCACCCGACAACGGGTGCTGCGATCGCGTCCCCGTTTGTGGGGGTCTTATTCGTTTCCCTATCATCATCCTGA